CGCGCTTGTCAAGCTCCGCGACATTGCCGAGCTTCATCGCCGCCGCTGCAGACTGCATGATGCGCTCGTCGTTTTCTATATGCTTGAGCACACCGAAGCCGGTGACGGCGGTTATACGTCTGATTCCCGCGGCAACTGAGGACTCGGACACGATCTTGAACAGACCGAGCTTTGCGGTATTGTCCGCATGGGTGCCGCCGCACAGCTCAACGGAGAAATCGCCCGCGCTGACAACGCGCACGACATCGCCGTACTTCTCGCCGAACAGAGCCATTGCGCCGAGCTTCTTCGCCTCTTCAATGGGCATCTCGCGTGTCTCGACCGGAATACCCTTGAGGATAACCTCGTTGACCTCGCGCTCTATCGCCTTGAGCTCATCGCCCGAGAGAGCGGAGAAATGGGTGAAGTCGAAGCGCATCTCCTCGCTGTTGACAAGCTGTCCCGCCTGCTCAACATGGCTGCCGAGGTGCTTTCTCAGAGCCGCCTGGAGCAGATGAGCCGCGGTATGGTTGCGGCGGGTCGCCTCGCGCTTTTCGACATCTATCTGTGCGTGGACTTTATCGCCGAGAGCGATGCTGTCGCCGCTTATAAATCTTGCAATGTGGAGCACAACGCCGTCGGGAGTCTTGCCTGTTGCGGTAACCTCGAGGGTTGCATTATCGGTCTTGATAACGCCGGTGTCGCCCGCCTGTCCGCCGCTCTCGCCATAGAACGGGGTCTTGTCAAGCACAACAACCACCTCGGAGTCCGCGGTTGCGAACTCGTCACGCTCGCCGTTTGTGACTATCGCCTTTATCTCGGCGTCGCAGGAATAATCGGTATAGCCGACAAACTCGGTGGCTCCGACATCCTTGAACGAAACGTTGCTGTCCTTCCACGCCTGAGCTCCGGCATCCTTGCGCGCCGCACGCGCCGCCGCTCTGCTCTGAGCATAGAGGCGGTCATACTCGTCGATATCAACGCTCATGCCGCGCTCTTCGAGCAGCTCTTTTGTCAGGTCTATCGGGAAGCCGAAAGTATCCTGAAGCTTGAAAGCATCTGCGCCGCTGAGCACCTTGGAATCGCTCTGAGCGATAATATTCTCAAGCAGATTGAGACCTGTGTCTATAGTCTTATTGAAGCTCTCCTCCTCAGCTTTGATGACCTTTACAATAAGATCATGCTTCTCGACGAGGTTCGGATAGGCTGTTGCATTCTCTTTGATAACGGTCTCGCACACTTTGTAGAGGAAAGTGCCGTCGATGCCTAAGAGTCTGCCGTGGCGAGCCGCTCTTCTGAGCAGGCGGCGAAGAACATATCCTCTGCCCTCGTTTGAAGGCATAACGCCGTCGCCGATCATGAAAGTGGTGCTTCTGATATGGTCGGTGATAACGCGCAGGGAGACATCCTTTTTCTCATCCTCGTGATACTTGACGCCCGCTATCTGCATGATGTGCTTCATGATATTCTGGACGGTGTCGACCTCGAAAAGGTTGTCCACACCCTGCATGATGCAGGCGAGGCGCTCAAGGCCCATACCGGTGTCGATATTGCAGCTCTTGAGGCGGGTATAGTTATTGTTGCCGTCGTTATCAAACTGGGTGAAAACGAGGTTCCAGAACTCAACATATCTGTCGCAGTCGCATCCGACTCCGCAGGTCGGAGAACCGCAGCCGTACTTCTCGCCGCGGTCGAAATAGAGCTCCGAGCAGGGACCGCAGGGGCCTGCGCCGTGCTCCCAGAAGTTATCCTCTTTGCCGAGGCGAACCATATGGTCGGGCGAAACACCGAGCTCCTTTGTCCAGATGTCATATGCCTCGTCATCGTCCTGATAGACGCTGATATATATTTTATCCGCGGGCATCTCGAGCACCTTCGTGCAGAACTCCCACGCCCAGGCGGTCGCCTCATGCTTGAAGTAATCGCCGAATGAGAAATTGCCGAGCATCTCGAAGAAAGTGCCGTGGCGCGCGGTGATTCCGACGCGCTCAATATCGGGCGTTCTGATGCACTTCTGGCAGGTTGTGACGCGGGTTCTCGGCGGTGTCAGCTCGCCTGTGAAATATTTCTTGAGCGGTGCCATGCCGGCGTTGATGAGAAGCAGGCTCTTATCTCCCTGAGGCACGAGCGAAAAGCTCGGCAGACGAAGATGACCCTTGCTCTCGAAAAAGCTCAGATACTTCTCTCTGAGTTCATTGAGTCCCGTCCATTCCATGATAAACAACTCCTTAAAAAATAAAAATAGATGCCGTTCTGCCCGGGACGGCCGAAGCCGCGGTACCACCCGGATTGCACAAAACTGCACCCCTCTGCTGCCCTTAACGCAGGCTACGCCCGTTCAACGCGGGAGGCTCCGAGCCGGCTGCCGTACTTCCTGACACGGCGCACCTCACAGCGGCATAATGCCGGCGCGCCTCTCTGCGAGCGGAATAAACGGCTCTGCTCTTCACAGCCAAAAATATTTACTCAAATATTCTACTCTTAATTTTCCCCGATGTCAATGTTTTAGCCGTAAATCGCGGAGAAAATATCGGGAGCGGCGAATAAGAATACCTGTCCGCGGGAGCTATGTATCTGCGGACGGGTGTTCTTTATATCACAAAAGCGGAGAACCCTTTCGAGTTCTCCGCTTTGTTTTATTTATGTTACCCTGTTGATATCAATAATAGCGATATCCGGCGAGCTTCTGCGCAGCCTGGGCACGGGTTATAGATCTTTTGATAATCATAAACTTGTTCTCAAGAGCAAGATTGAACGACATCGAAACGGTCTTTACTACCCTCTTCAGGTTGAAATCGACCTTTGCGGAGAAGCGAATCATCGTAAGGCCGAAATCGGCGATGCTTATCTCGCTGTCCGGCTCAAACTTGCCGTCGGACGCTTTGACTATTCCGTTGCTGACAGCCCACACTGCGGCTTTGAATGCGGGATTCGAGCTGTCGAGATCGGCAAACGAAAGATTGTCGGTATTGACCTCGGGCGAGCCTGCCATTCCGTAAAGAGCCTGAACAAGAGCCGCCTTTGTCAGCGCGGAATCGGGGCTGAACTGCGTCTCGGAAGTGCCCGCCATGTAGCCTTTTCTGTACATAAACTCGATTGCATCGTAATATTCCGAATCGGACGCGACATCCGTAAACGGGAAGTTTGCATCGGGCAAAGCGTCAAGGATTCTGTCGGCGATATGTCTGTGGCCCGCTGCGTTCGGATGGTATGTGTCGCAAGTCGTGCCCGTTGTATCGACAAAGATATAGCCGTATTTCTCGGCGCCCTCCTTCATCGGCTTGTTCGCTATATCGACGACCATTTGTCCGAGATTGATGCTCTGGCTGTCATCCTTGCTCTCCTCGGTGTCTGTCGCTCCGCCGTCGCTCTTGACGCTTGTGTCGAACATTCCGATAACCAGAAGCTGAACATCGGGATTCAGAGCATAGATATCCTCAATGACATGGTTCCAGTTCTCAAAGAAATTTTCGACCCCGTATTTAAGCGCACGCGGGAGAACTCTGATAAGCTCGGGCATTGCGTCGGTAATCTTAGCGAGCTCAACTATTTTGTCGAGCTTATCGTTGACTATGCCGTTCTCCTTGAGAAGATCGCGCAGAGCCTTGACATACTTGCTGCAAGTGCCCTCTTTTTCGAGAATATCGGCGATGACCCATGTGAGATAAGTGCCGAAATCGTTTCCGCCGACACCGAGGGTAATAAGACCCGCCTGCGAAATTGCGCGGCGATACTCGGGGATCCTCGATTTCATGACCTCGGGGTTATGAGAATCGTGGAAAAGATAATCGTCGCCCGGATAATCGTCCTCGAGCATATAGCGGATATCTATCGTCCTGAATCCGGGGCAGGCCATCGGAACATAATTCACTCCGAGAGCATCGGCAACATACGCGCCGTATGAATTTTCAACGCGCTTGAACTCAGAATCCACATACACAAGGTCGTTGTGACCGCTGGCGACACTGTCACCCAGAAGCACATATGTGCCGTAATCGTAATACTTCTTTGCGTCTGCACTCTCGGTGCTGTCCGCGGCGAAGCAGACCGCGGAGCCGAAGGCCAATGCGCATGTGAGAATCACTGCGACCGCCCTGCTTATAAACCTTTTCATTTTGATCCTCCTATCAAAATAGATAAATCCGCACAACCAAGAAACTGTACGACTTTAAAGTATCACAGATTTTTTTGAAAATCAATGTCCGAGGGTAAAAAAAGTAAATTATCCTAAATCAGTAGGCATTGTTTAAAAAAAGTGCGGTCATCCGCCAAATTTACAGGGATTATTCATCGGCTCATTCCGATTATATGTTTCTCCGCTTCTACGCTGAGCGGCGTATAAGCGTTTATTTCTTTCGTTTGCAGGTCAAAAACAACGACCGCCTTATCCACACCAAGAATCATTTTGCCATTCTTTACAATCATATTGAAAACGAGATAAAAGCCACAATCAAATTCCGTCTTTGCATCGATTCCGTTTTCCGATATTTCGAGCAAAATTGATTTGAGCTTTTTGCCGCCGCTTCTTGTGCTGACGCTGCCGGAAACGAGTATATATGCCCGCTCTCCGGTCGCATACCGCGCTTTAAAATCCAGATTTTCGGCACTGAATACTTTATGATGCTTGCAGTCGCGGTCAAAGGAATAAATCGTTGTGCTCGCCAAACCGAGATGGCTCAATGAATCAACAGCGTATACTCTGTCTCCGAGCTAAAAAACATCGCAAAAATTTCCGTCTATCTCCCCTCCCGGCGTTGGATTGTTTTTCAGGGATACTGTCGTTTTTCGTATGACTTGTGGCAATAGCGTGAATAAAGGGGCAAATATTCATTCTGTTGTCAAGACTGTTGATATAAAGAATATGCCATTAAACATGATCAAAAAATCAGTTAACATTCGCGTTGTTCAGCCTTGTAGATTCCCCAATCGGCAAACATCTCAGGAATGGAGTATATATCTTTTCCGCCCGTCTCAATACGCTCCGAAATACCGGGATTCTCCTGCGAAAAAGTATCCCAAGCGGTCACGATATCTTCTGATTTTGCAATCCCGTGTTCCGCCATAAAACTATTGTATTGATTGATGTTCTTGCTAAAAATGGTTGTTACATTATACTTGCCGAACACAATCTCATCTTCTGATTCATGGCAGCCGAAGCCGAATGAACACAATCCATCATTTATCATTAAATCGCCGATACGAAGAAGAATCGTAAATGCTTCTTCACCTGTACATTCGTCAATATAATAAACATCCTTATGCATTTTTTCCACAATACCCGGTCGAATCTCTTCCTCGTTATCCTGTTTAGAGGGTAACTCAAGAATGAAAAAAACAGGTTCTTCATGAATGTAGATAAAATGATTCATTATATCCTTGATTTTATCCGCCGATATGTTTGCGATAATCTGGTTTTCAATCAGCATATATTCCTCGGAAAGCTTTTCGGGAAAAGGAACTTTACATCCGGCTCTGAGTACAAACATTGTTCTCCGCCTCCTTATTTACATCCAGCCTGTAATCTCTACTCGGGTCGAGTAATCAATACAACCGTCTCAACGGTATTACCTTTTTCCCACAAAAGCCGCCTTACCTCTTGACCATCCCGATATATTGGGAAATTAAACTCTATCGACTTCAAAGGCTGCTCTGACTCCCCATTTGGATATATCTGAATTTCTTTTATGAGATAAGTAATAAGGCTTTTCTTTTCCTCGTCACTTATTATATCATAGAGCTTTCCGAAATTCAGCATAAGCTTGTAAATATTGTCCAGAGTGATTGTTTCCATTTCGATAGAACTTTTTCTCAGCTTTGCATCTTCAATCCGTTCTTCCAACTCTACAATCGTATCATACAAGGCATCAAGTCTTAAAGTCATATCGTGAATTTTTCTTTCTCTGAAGCGGGTATCAACAGGCAGATTATCAATTTCTCTCTCCAGACGTGCTTTGTTCAAATCAACTTCTTTCAGTTTACTCTCGTAATTGGCAAGTTCCTTATCAATAGCTGTTGTATCGGTCTGTACGCCAATACGCTTTTCAATCTCTTTTGCAAAATACTTATCGCTTACCAATTCCTTAACAGCTTCAATTACAAGTGGCTCAATATCTGTTTTTCTCAGAGATGCCTTATAGTCACAATGATGTCCTCGTTCCTGCTTATTTCTGCCGCAAATATAATAGTAAACCTCTTTGTATGTGCCATCTTTATTTGTCCAAGCGTGTTTGTTCGTATACATTGAACTTCCACAAAGGGGACACTTTAATATCCCCGTCAAAAGGTGTGACCTATCCTTACCGATTTTGGATGGCTGTTTAATTCCTGTTGCCATACGCTTTGCGTGAACCTTTTGCCACAATTCCTCGCTGATAATTCCTTCATGTTGTCCATCTTCCAGAATGTAATCCTCTGCATGAACCTGCTTATATTCATTTTTTGTACCTTTTACCTTTTCTCGTGTTCTTCTGCCATAAGCAATCTTTCCACAATAAACAGGATTGTCTAATATCAACCGTATAAAATGACTGCTCCAAGTTTCCAATGTGCCGTTCTGACGAGGTATCTTCTTTATACCTTGAAGATTAAGATATTTTGCTACTCCGCCAAGTCCTATATCAGAATTAGCAAATTTATCAAATATAATTCTGATTGCTTCAGCTTCCGTTTCTTCTATCAAGAGCTGATTGTCTTTCAGATAATATCCGTATGGTGCAAATCCACCATTCCACCCACCTTGTCGTGCTTTTTCTCTCCGTCCATTCATTGTCTGTTCAATGATATTTTCTCTTTCTATTTCTGCAACCGCAGACAAAACAGAGATTAAAAGTTTTCCACTTGTCTGTGACGAGTCAATTCCTTCTTCAATACAAATAAGATTTATTCCATAAGATTGTACAAACTCTAATGAATTTAGAATATCCGCTGCATTTCTTCCGAAACGGGAAAGTTTATAAACCAGAATATAGTCTATCTCCAATCCGTTTTTTATATCGGAAAGCATTTTCTTAAATGCAGGTCGTCCTTCAATAGATTTTCCTGATTTACCTGCATCCTCATAGATACCGACAATTTCCATTTCTTCTCGGTCAGCAAATCGTTTTAATCCGTTTTTTTGTCCTTCAAGGCTATATCCGTCTACCTGCATTTCGGTACTTACTCTCGGATACAGGACACATTTCTTTCCTTCTCTGTTCATCGTACCACCTCCATAATTTTATAGGGAAATGTGATATGTAAGGCTGCGTAACTTACGCAGCACAATCCAATTCTTGCAAAACTGTCTTTCCGTATTTTTCAACTATCTGCACCATAACATTGATAAATGAATTAAATACTTCGTTTTCATCTTTCATCTGTTCATTTTGCAATTCTGGATTTTGGATATAGTTTTCATTTCCCATAATGAGTACCTCCGCTATAAAACAAGCGGCTGTACTCTAAATTATAGAAATACAGCCGCATTTTTACCAATGTGCAAATTTATCGTTCTCGTCCCTTTTACACATCTGTTGCCTTCATTTTCTCCAATGCAACACTAATGGCAAGAGCCTTATCAACCCTTGCCACTATATCGTCTGGTATCATTCCCAAATACTGCCTTAGTCGCTGCTTATCAATCGTTCTTACCTGTTCAAGCAAAATGATTGAGTTCTTATCCAAACCTTCAAAATCATTGATTAAAGTGTGCGTCGGCAATTTTGCTTTGGTGTGTATTCGGCTTGTGATGGGTGCGACAATGACCGTAGGACTGTGCTTATTACCGACATCGTTTGAAATGATAAGTACAGGTCTTGTTCCGCCTTGCTCCGAGCCGATAACGGGATTTAAGTTTGCGTAGTAAATATCTCCACGCTTGAATTTTCTTTCCATTATGTTTGACCTCCCAATTTTATTTAGGCAGGTATGTTCTGCCTATGTAGGCAGCCAAACGTAAGGAAGTATTTAAGGTCGGGAGAATATAAACAAAATCTCTGTTCTTATGACCGCCTTTCGTTTGGCTGATATGATAGGAGCATTTCAATTTGTCCTCGACACCCCGAAATGCTATGGGAAGTCGCCAAATGGTCAGCAGCGAACTGACACCACGGGAGTTCCACCCCAACTGTCGTTCTGACAGAGCCGCCCTCATTGCCTGCGACGGTTTTTTCACGCTCGGGCTGTGACTGGACGGGAGTATCATTATCCTCTTTGTGGGTTATGGCGAAATCGGGAGCTGCCCGATATTTTGAGTCGGTAAAGATAGGCTCACCACCTTTCAATCGCTCGCTGCCGCTTGGCAGGTCGTGGCGTACCGCTGCACACGCTTATGCTCATCACAATCACAAAGAGAAAGTATTTGGCGAATGGGTATTCATTTGTCAAGGAGCAATCCCGTTTTCGCCACACAAAGGAAAACAGGGCAAGAGTTTTTTGTCCTCTCACCCTGTAGCCCGTGGGAATATTCAATTTTCCCCTCTACTCAAAAAACTTTTTTAATTTTTCTTTGAGCCTATCCATTCTTCTGTAAACAGCTTTTTCAGTAATATCCAGATACACCGCAATTTCACGGGTTGAATATCCTTGTATCTTCATCAAAGCAATCTGCAATGTAAGCCTGTCCACCTTAATCAAAACTTGATAGAGGTGCTGATTTTCGATGCTGTCCAGAAAATCCTCAACCGTTTTGACTTCGGGCTGTGTAGTATCTTCAGCAAGCTCGTCAAGATATGTACCTGTTTCCTGCACTCGCTGATAATACCGTCTGTCTGAATTAAAAATCGCCCAATCGTGAATACGGAGCTGTTCTATATCGTCCTCAGTAACGCCTAAGTTCCGCAACTGCTTTTCCTCGGCTTCTTTCCAGAGCCGCCATTTCTTTTCTTCTTTGGCTTTGTTGTATGCCATATCGTTTCCTCCAATCTGAATTTTTGAAAAATCCAGATTGGCAGGCGGTGAACGGCAACCGACAGAGAAGCAAAAAGCCGCAAAGGTACTAAGACCTCTACGGCAATAAGCGTAATCATATCTATAATTAAGAGATGTAATCTCTACTTGTAAAATGTAAGAGTGCCACGAGTGAGTGATGATTTTTTCTAAAAGATAATCTTCACTCCACTGTGACACTCCGTAAATAGTAGCTGCTTCTGATGAGCAGCATTGCGGTCATATTCGACCATCGCATAAAAAAATTCCTCCAAACTCGAAAACGAGTTCGGAGGGAAGTTGAATTTTCGTCTGGGCGTGTTTATACTGCCCACCAAAGCACCGTTTTTTTTATTTGGTGGGCTTGCTTCATATTGATTTTAAAGCTTATCTTACTTGATGTTTTGAAAATGCCTTATGGGAAATGATTGAACCTATTACTACTAAAGCAATCGCAACAGGAATAGACCATACTGCATAAAGCATACCATTGTGCATTTGTTCAACAGACATTATGGAAATATACTGTGAATAGAAAAGGGGCATCAGCACAATAATTCGATATAATGCACTTGTTTCAGAGATAGGAAGCATTATCGGTATCACATGAATAGCTGCTGAAATTACAAACGCTATCATTTGACTTTTACAAACAGCAGACAGAATTAAAACTATTCCTGTTACACTGATTGCACTCATAAACGCCAACAGGATTTGATACTTTAATACTGTTCCGCAAGTAATATTAAACGGAATATACCCTTCTAAAAAATCTATTGGAGCAAAAAGGATAGAGCAGTCCAGCCCCTCTGTTCCATAAATAGCAACCGCAATAAGCAAATTGAAAATAACAACCAAAGTCGTTATGAAAACGGCTGAAAGTAAACTTGCTAATACTTTTGCTGTGGCACATTTTGTCTTTCCGTATTTACTTGTCAAAATAATGTTATCCACTCCACCATACTCGCCAGAGAAAACAGGAGCAATTAGCAAAATAATTACTAATGAAAGGACAATAAAAATCTTCGCCATATTTTGGCTTGTACTAAGCCAACCGTTTACATACCCAACTTTTATTTCTTTATCGCCAAATACATCTGCTACGCTTAACCCGTTCCAATTTCCATCTATATCAGCAAAATGGGAGAATACAGAAGACTGCAAAGCATTTTGATAAATGTATTTTGCGTTCATTCCATGTAAATCTTGAGTAGGCTTAAACTCAGACATCATCTGCTGTACTTTATTGTCAGTTAACTTTCCCTCATACTTCAATGCAATTTGCTTATCAATTTCTACCGCAGCTTTTCCAGTTTCCTCTGCACCGTTTCCGTCAAATGCGTACATACTGTGAAGCGTGGAAAAAGACAGTATCAAGGACAATAGTAATACGGCAGCAACAGAAATAACCGCAAAGCGTTTTGTCAATATTTTTCGTAATTCAAACTTGATTAGATTTTTCATTATTCGTTCACTCCTTTAAAATAGAATAGATACAAATCCTCTAATGTAGGTTCTACCTTTATCGCATTTTCCATAGGCGACTGTTCAGAAATCACACGCAGAACCGTACAATTATTTTCAATGTTTCGCAAATTGCTTATATTCAGAGTTTCAGAATATTGCTCCGCACGACTGGTCGGAACTGTACATTCCCATACCTGTCCGTCAATTTCTGTGGTAATTTCCTGCGTTTTTCCAAAATGGAGAATCTGACCGTCTTTCATCATAATAATGTCCTCAGCAATAAACTCGACATCAGAAACAATGTGCGTAGAGAGAATAACTATTCTATCTTTAGAAAATGCACTAATCAGATTACGAAAACGGACACGCTCTTTTGGGTCAAGACCTGCTGTCGGCTCATCTAAAATTAAGATGCGTGGATTATTCAACATCGCCTGTGCAATACCTAAACGTTGTTTCATACCACCAGAGAAAGTTTTGATTTTGAGGTTTCTTTTCTCTGCTAAATCAACAGCTTCCAACAATTCTGTTGCTTTCTTATGAGCTTGTTTTTCACTCAGTCCTTTTAATGCCGCAACATACATAAGGAAATCCCAAGCTGTAAAGTCTGGATAATATCCAAACTGTTGCGGTAAATATCCCAATAAATTACGGTACTTCTCTCCGAGTACAGATATGTTTTTCCCATCCAAAGTAATTTTCCCAGAGGTCGGTGTCTGAATATCGCAGAGTAACCGCATAAGGGTAGTTTTTCCCGCACCATTTGCACCAAGCAAACCGTAAACGCCATTTGATAATGAGAGGTTCAAATGGTTTACGGCTGTTTTTGAGCCATATTGCTTTGTTAGTTGAATTGCTTTAAGTTCCATATCAAAAACTCCTTTCGTCTTAGGGAGCAAAAAAATACTCTCCATGTGTTTACATAGAGAGTATAGAATGCAATTTTCTACTTTTTATCTACTAATCGAGAGATTTGAAAAAAGCAGTCACTTTTGCTCCGATTGAGCAATTTTCAATTTTCAGATAACCACCGTGATGTTCACATAAAATTTTACAGATATACAGCCCAAGTCCGAAATGCTCAGAGTGATTTTCTTCTTCCGTAAAATATGGATTGGTTGCTTTGCTTAAAATATTTTTTGAAAAGCCACATCCATTGTCTGAAACAGAGAGATAAAAGCCATCATTATTACTTGTGTAAGTGATGTTTACCTTTGACGTTGCGTATCGGATTGCATTTGAAATCAAATTATTATTAACTTGTGAAACAAAAGTATAATCAATGCCAATAGGAATATCGGAAATGTTATTTTGAATAGAAAGAGTTTTTCCACTTTGCTCACACAAAATTCTTGCACTATCAGCTATTGCGGTCACATAACCGCTTATATTAGACTTGTCACTTATGGGTTGAGCATCTTCTAAACGACGCAAGTGGCTCATACTATCAACATATCTTTCCAAACGGAAAATATGTTTTCCCATTGTTACAGCGGTGCTTTTGGTTATTGGGTCATGGTTGGACTGTAAAATTTCATTATACCCTTTTAATACGGTAAGTGGAGTACGTAAATCGTGAGCAAAAGCAGCATTAAGTTGTTTTCGTTCTTCCATTTGCCGCCACATTTCAGAGAAATTATTAGCAAGGGTAAAACGCATTGTTTCAAATGATGAACACAATTCTCCTAATTCATCTTTGCTGTCATATTTAATTGAGAAGTTTAAATTATTATTAGAAATCATTTCAGAAGCGGCTTTTAATTCTGTAAGCGGTTTTTTTAACTTGTTTCTATAGAATAACAAGGTCGCCGTAATAATACATAACGCTGAATAAATCGGAGTTGCAATTATTGGGGCAACTTCACATATTGAAAGTAACCGTTGGTCTTTTTCAGACATTGCAACAGGTGCAACTCCAATATAATTGCCATCACCGAGTCTTTCTCCATTTTCATTTGTTAAATAATATTTTTCTCCTGTTGGGGGATATTTGCTTTCAATCGTTTTTGTAGCATTATTGCACAAAGTAGCTGTTCCTGCACTTAATAGAATGGCAAGAATTACAAACGCTGAGATATAAAGTATTATACTTTTTCGCAATGACAGGTTACACCACATTTTCTTTATCTTATCCACTTATATCCACACCCCCAAACTGTTTCAATATAAGATTTATTTGTGTATGCTGCAATTTTTGTTCGTATTCTGCGAATATGCTCGGCAACAACACTACTATCTCCCTCACTGTCATATCCCCAAACTCTTTCATAAATTCTCTCTTTATCAAAAACTTGTCCTGCGTTTTGAGATAATAACTCAACAATGTCAAATTCTTTTTTTACAAGACCAATAGGTTGGTTCTGTATATAAACAGTTCTTTCAGAGTAGTCAATTAAAAGTTCTCCTGAAAACTTAACTTTTGTATTCGTTTGATGTCGTTCTTCTCTTCTTAAATGTGCTTGCACTCTGGCTTCAAGTTCAACAAGAGAAAACGGCTTAACAATATAATCATCACCACCTACGGAAAATCCTTGTACCTTATCATTTTCTTCAATACGGGCAGTTAAAAAGAGTATAGGGCAAGAAACATAATCCCTAATTTTCTTGCAGACTTCCATCCCATCAAGCTTCGGCATATTTATATCTAATAAGATTATATCTGGTTGTAATTCTGCTAATTTGAGGGTTTCTACTCCATTATAAGCAGAAAAGACCTCATAGCCCTTGCTTCTAAAAAATCCTGTAAGCATTTCAACTATATCAACTTCATCATCGGAAATTAAAATCCTGTACCTCACATATAACACCTCCATAATAAACACTAACGAAAAATTTTCAATTTTTCATCAACTTTTTTCTTGCATCAGCAGGCTTTTCAGCATTTTTCGGAATAAGCCACACACGGTTAATATTCATAACCCCCTCAATACGGTTTCCTTTACAAAGTCTTTGTACCCATCTTAACGATACGTTCCACTTTTCAGCGGCTTCCTGTGCTGTCATATATTCAAACATATCTGACCTCCTAAGGTGTACTGTATATATTATAGCCGTTTGAACGAACAGTATCAAGTGTGCAATTATGAACTTTGACCGCTTGTAATAAGAGATTTTATATCCTAATATCAGAGATTTCAAATCGTTCTATAAGAACTCACATTTCTGTAAAATATAATAGTAGCATTTTGCAGATACAAGGTGGTGAGTTTATGGACACAAGAAACAATGATTTTGACTTCGATTTTACACCGATAGGACAGGCAATCAAGAAAGCAAGGACAGTAAAAGGTATGACCAGAGAGCAGCTTGCTCGTATTGTAGATTATGACCCAAGACATCTTCAAGCGATTGAAAATGAGGGACAAAAGCCAAGTCTGGAGCTGCTCATTCAGCTTGTGACAATGTTCGGTGTATCGGTTGATGAATACATATTCCCAGATAATGAGGTCAAAAGAAGTTCCGTCCGCAGACGCTTAGACGCAGAACTCGACAAACTAAACGATAAAGAGCTGTCCATAGTTGAAGCAACTGTCAGCGGACTATGTAAGGCAAAAGAGCCAGAGGAATAAACCTCTGGTTTTTCTTTTGCCCATTTTTAATAGGCAGGAACACCGTAACCATAGATGGAGCTGCTTCCAACCGTATATTGCTTTTGTCTGCAAGCATCGCCAGAATTACCCTCCACGGTGTAAACGACACCGTTTTCGCATTTCTCCACAATGCCTACATGGTCGGTTTCTCCGTCGCCTTCCCAATCAAAGAAAATAATATCGCCTGCCTGCGGCTCGTAGTTTCTGTCTTGCCATTGTCCGTTACCCTTAAACCAATTTGAGCCGTCCACGCAGCCTGCGAATTTCGGGATAATCCCGCTTTCGATATAACCACACTGGTCGGCACACCACGATACGAAGCAGGCACACCATTCTACACGCCCATCAAAGCCATACCAACTCCAATAAGGCTGACCGCCCTCATTTCCGAGCTGTGTCAAAGCGACCTCTACAATGGCTTGGTTGCTGCCGCTTGTGAACGCCCGTCCATACGGATAATAGCGTAACACATGGGCGGGGTACTGTGTGTCGCCGTATTTTTCCCACCCTAACCGCTGTGCCTGCATGGTGGAAAACTCTACCGCATTGGCGTAGGAATAACCGCCGTAGTTGGTTTTCGCCCATGAGATATACCCATTGCCGAAGTTATAGCCCTGCAAGGCGAGCTTGATACGCTCCATGTCAATCGGGTTTTCCACCTCGGCAGAGATAAGGGCGGCTTTCAGCTCCTGCACGCCGCACTGGATGGAATACTCTGGGTCTTGTATCCCGTTCGGCTCATGGGGATACCTTGTGTTAAAGCTGCCCTCCGCCGCCTGCATGGGGTCAAGCCCACGCCCGCCAGACTCCTGCATCATCACCGCCTTGATAAGCTCCACATATTCGGGGATGCCGTACTGCTTAGCGTATTTCTGTATCAACGGCGTGTAGGCTTCCACCTCCGCACTGACGGGGGTATAGGAAGTGCTTTCGCTTCCTCCCCCAAATAAGGACACGGCACATCCGAGTAGGACAACAATCAAGATAATCACGACGGCAATCCAGCCGCCTGCGATTAAAGCGGAAATCAGAGCCTTTGTTCCTGCAATAATCGCCTTGACCGCAACTATAGTGGCTCTGACCGTAGCTTTTGTTGCTTCAGCGGTTGCCTTTGCGGTGGCTTTTGCCGCCTGTGCTGCCTTTTGGGCAGTTTTCGCAGAAGCCTTTGCCGCTGCATGTGCCGTTTTTACCGAGGTTTCCGTCGTTTTGATTGCCGCCTTAGAAGTTGCCTGTGCGGTTTTAATTCCCTTTTCGGTAGTCTTGACTGTTCCCTTAGCAGTTGTTTTCACCGCTTTTTCTGCATTTCGGGCTGTGCTCTTAATCATTTTTTGCCCCTGCTGTCGGGTCTTTATCAACTGCGATTTTGCTGTCTGAGAAACATCGGGGGCAGAGGAACGGCTTGCAGCCCCGTGACGGATCTGCAAGCCGTGTTGTTCTGACATATTCTGTGCTGCTTTCTGTTCTGCGGCTTTGACAGCCCGACTTTGCTTGAAATCGGTTATTTTATCTTTTGCCTTACCGATATTCTCCTGCGTTGTCTTGACTGCCTTTTGCCCCTGCTTATTGAACTGGTGGACACCTTCGTCCTTTGCACGGTCTGCCGCAAAAGAAATCCTGTCCGCAGCATATTCTGTGGCAGAGTTTTCATCAGCGTAATATCCCTGTTCCGCTTTTTCCTTTATCCCCACATAGGCAGACTTCATACGCTCACTGGCTATGGCGGCTTTATCTATGGTCTTTATCGTACCTTTGACCGCATCTCTGGTTTTTATATCAGCCATAGAAAACCTCCTTTCCCAGAGAATTTGCGTTCAAATCAGCCGACCTTTTTTGCCACTACAACGAGCCTGCCGTTCTGTGCGGAGTATTCGCAGGTGGAAAGGGTAATGAGCCTGTCGCCGTATCCAGCGGTCACACCTGTATCATACAAAGCAAGCTCCTTGCACTTCCCGATATAGGAATTAAAATCTTCCTCATTCTCCGCATCAACAAAGTCGTAGTATCGGAAGCCCTCAGAGCTGTACGCCACAGTCTTAAATACAGCGACGATTTCATACTCTGCCTGCTCTGTGAGGGTATCAAACTGAATATTCTTGTGTTCCTCATAAAAGCTCTTGGACTTGTAATCCTCCAACGCTCCAAACATCTTGCCGCCCTTAATGTGATGACCGTAGATAACCAGATTGTCACTTTCAGCAATATCGCAATTCTCCTGCACATAAGGCGTTCCTAAATCGCTGTACTCTTTTTCAAAATTGTGCTTCAGATAAAAATTCGGATTGTTCCTGCTCTGCATCACAGGATAATTGATTGTCGTGCCGGCAATGGAAATCCAACCGACCATATCCTCATTCTGTAAATACAATTCCTGATACTTGGCAAGCACATCTTCCCCCTCGCTGACAGGGGCATCGTCTGGCACGGTTTCATCCGTGGGAGCCTGCTCTACCATCTCGGCAATCTCCTCAAAGGCTTCCGTCTGCTCGTCCACCTCTGCATAGTAATGA